ATTCTGCAATGGGCTTGTGGAAAGTGCCTTCCAGTACCACAGATAAGTTTTCTGCCACGCCCACAATGTTTGTGGATTTGGCATCTCCTGTGATTTTGATCAAGTCAATACAGCCTAGATCATGTGTATGTTCTACCAAGTCTTTGAGATAGTCTTTCATTTATTACTCCTTAATTTGTGTATTATATAGATTTTTTTACTGTGGTGCAACTATTTTGGCCAAGCTCTGTCCGCCGCGAAGGCTTTGAATGGATCCAGGCTTCTTCAGCTCAAACCAAGACAAGTCACCATGTCCATGATGCAAGTCCATGATCTCATAACCTTCACGTTCCGCTGCGGCAGCAACAGCATGACCTGGGGTGTAGCACATGAAGAATTTTTCGCTGAGTGCGGCTCCGTGGCCTCGATCACAGTCATTGAATGTGAATATAAACACGCCACCGGGTCGCAGTTTGGAATACGCATCAGCAAGATAACGTTTTATAACTTCAATGGGTCGATAGTTAAAATAATTATAAGCAAAAATCATTCCAAATTGCCCACTGGGCAACTGCCACAATGGCATGCCATCTCTTCGATCATCAATCACATATGGTCGTAGACGTCTTTGATATTCCAAAGTAAATGCTGAAATAGCTGGATCCAACAGTGCTTGATGTTGATCCACTAGATACAATGGATCCAATGGCACCAAATCTTCAATGAATGTTTCTGGGCCTGGACGTATGATCATGCCGGGCAATCTCCAATCACTGTAGTTGCGTAGTCTGCTACGAAGCAAGATGTTGCTTTGATCATCAATACCCAGCTTACGATCAAAAATGTATTCTGGAGATTCATTCAACATGCCTTGCTCATACAATACTGTGCTGGCCTTGTATTGTTTGGGTTCTTTTTGTGCTATGAGTTCACGCAGTCGTGCCTTGAGTGCATCCAATGTGGCCTGCACATTGTCACATGCATTGATCACAGCACTGACATTAAATTCCATGTCAGCAGTGAATGAATCAAGTTGCACATGAGCTCGTGCAACAGACATGCTCAATGACTGTAGTTGTCTAACAGCCTGACCATACTCAGGTGTATAATCCGGTTGTTCCAAAAGATTCAAATAAGATATGTAATCGCTGAGTTTCATTCGAATGAGAATAGTGCAGTAAATGTGTTTTCTGTGTTGGTGGCCGCTGCCAAGTCCCAATCCAACACACCCAGCAAGTTGTCAATCTTTTGATCTACTACAGTGGCTTCCATTTCTGAGTCAGCAAAAGGCAAGTCCTTGAACCACTGTGGCAAGTGCATTTCATCTGTGGGATAGCCAATGCTGGTCCATCCAAGAGCATTGGGTTTGAGTTTGCACACAATGGTCTTCATGCCGTCGACCACCTGCATACTGTAGTTGTCTGAGTTCATTCGCCGCAAGTTGTTCCAGTTTAGCGCCGCACGTACATGTCCGGGCATGTTGGCTTTGCCCAGGCGTTCTTCTTCCTTGCCGTACTTGGTCAAGTTGTTCACACGCTTGGGCGAGCCTTTTTCCCAGCCTGGGCGCTCTTTGAATTCATACTTGAATTCACGCACACGTTCAATGATTTCATCACGTTGCGCACCAGACAGCACTTTATTTAGAATTTCCAACAAGAAGTCTTGAATAACTTTGGGGGTGTCTGAACGTTTTAGATCCAAGCCAGTGGCCTTGGTCTTGCCAATGGCACCGTTGACATCTAGTCGTTTGTTTTCAATGTCAATGGCGTTGACAGCATAGCGTTTCTTAGTGATGAACAAGCCACGGTCTGCCACTGTTTCACGTCCGGCCTTGATCAACTCGCCCATGTCTCTGGGGCAATGGAATGCACGTTCCATGAATGCTGGGAATGAGTCATTGATTTGGTCAGCAATTGAATCGTATAACTGAATACAGATTTCCTTTGACCAGGCCATGCGACCTTCGGCAACTTCTTGTTTGAGCACTGGCCATGCTGAAAAGTAGCAGGAGTCTGTATCACCGTAGATAACTGCTCGGCCCACATGGTCATATTCACCTGTTATGCACTCATTCAAGTATGCGTCCATGTGCTTGGCAATGCTACGTCCTGTGAGTGTTGTGCTTTGTCCAATACGCTTGTCAAAAAACCTGCAACCTGGATTCAAAATAGCACCGTACAAGCTGTTCAAGTTAATCTTCTTAACCAACTGACGCTTGTCCCAGAAAGCAATCTCTTTGGCATCCTTGGCTTCTTTCTTTTTGGCCTGCATTTCTTTACGTTCTGCATACCAGCGTTCCAGCAAGCCTGGGATCACGCCTTTCTTTTCGTAGGTGAATATGGTGCCATTGGCTGATAGGATCCAAGGTTGATTTGAGTCAAACAACATGTACCAAATTTCAGCGCCTGAGTGTACAGTCTCTTCACCTGACTGCCAGTCAATGGTGATCTCTGTACCACGTTGTTGTTCCATCACTGCTGTGTATTCTAACGAAGCAAACACACCTTCCCATGCAGCCGCAAATGAATCACCCTTGGCCATTTTGTCCTTGATGTATCGGTCAGTCATCACTGGACGCAGTTGGCCTATGATGGTTTCTGGACCCATGTTCAACGCACGAATTGCTGACGGATATAGACTGTTGATGTCAACTGACCCAATCCACTCATGTAGTCCTTTCTTGGGATACGCCACATAAGCACCTGCAGCCTGTGTGTCCTCGTCTGTGAGTCGCTGTTGTCGATTGGGCACAACCATGCCACGTTCATGTGCTTCGTTTATGATGGCCTGTTCGGTCACAGCCACAGCACCCATCGTGGTGGCCAACAGCACAGTGTTGGCATGTGCCAGTTCGCTGGCCAGTTCCAAGAAGCGCAGTTTTTTGTCTAGTTTGTCCAACAACAAGGTATCTTGCCGGTTGTACTCAATAAAGGTCTTAAAGTGTTGGTTGTACAACTGATCCAAGGTGCCTTCAAACTGTGTCTTGCGTTCACCCAGCTCGTATTCAGCAATGGCATCCAGACTGTAACTGTGTCGCTCTTCATAAGTGTACTTGCGATACAGTTGCATATAGTCCATATGCACACGACCTACCAAGTCATAAGTTTCGTTTTCAGCACCAAAGCGTTCGAATACACGTTTCTTGGGAAACTGCCCCCATAAACAAAAACGTCGGGTATCGTCTTTGCTGAGCACTCGAGTGATACGATTCACTGTGTAAGGTATGTCATAGCCTTCCGAGTTCCATCCACTCAAGATGTCTGCATCATCAATGAGATCCAGGAACATCTTCAACATTTCTGTTTCAGATTCACACAACACAGTGTTTTCGAATTCCGCACAGATCTCACGAGCAGTCTCTGCACTCATGTGGCGTGGTGCCACCACAAGAGTGACCAGTTGCTCCAACCAATTCAGATATACCGATATGGCAGTGATGGGATTGAAAGGATCCGTTACTGGCGAAAAGCCACGAACCGCATCAAACCCAACTTCAATGTCAAAAAAGGCTGTGTGTAGCGTAGGGGCGTCTTGGTCTTTGTAGTTTTCTTCAAAGCATCGGAATATGGGATTGATATCCGATTCGTAGATTTGGCGGCCGCTTTGTGCTCGGACTTCCTTGCGGAACTCTTTGTTGTTGCGTGTGCTAAATCTTGACACAGGCGTGCCGTAGATGCTTTGAAACTTGCCTCTGGGGTCGTCGTAGTAAAAAACATAATTGGCAGGATACTCTCGATACTGCCTTTTGCCTTCGCGGCGTTCTACCACGTGAATGCGATCGTGCTCACGATCAAATAGTGCGTCAATATAACTCATTGGTCTCCGTTTGTGGCCGGTTTAGCCTTGTTACATGTTCTTAACGTGAACGACTCGTTGCTGTTGAAAGCAATATTTATAATGTCTTGCCCACAGTTTCAAGAATTGTTTCCAACAGTTCTTGATCTTGTTTGGTCTTGCCAAACTCGGCCTTGTGTGCCACGCGAATAGCTTTTTTCAACACAGCCGGTTTAATTTCTAATTCTTCTGCAATGGCCTTGATGGTGTCGGTCAAGCCGCCTTGCAGGGTATCAATCTCGTGCATGACCTGCATGCCTTCATTGATGATTTGGGTGAGTTTGATCTTTTGTTCGCCGTTGAATGATTTGTTATCCATGAGTACTCCTAAAACACTAGTATAACACAGATTTTGGCGTTGTCAAGAAAAATTTGCTCACTTCAAGCATCACGGTAGCGAATCGCTTTGCCTGCCCAGCAGCCGGGCCACACGGTCCTAAGGTAGGTGTGATCGGTTAATTACTTTTCTTCTATGTAATCTTGACTGAGGTCTTGATTTTGTTTTCGTCTAGCACGGAACAGGTCCACAGCCATTTTGGCATGCTTGCGTGTTTTGAAACGACTGGGCAGGCTGTTGCCTTGCCGGCGCAGTTCATAGCCTTGTTCATCATCGCCATAGCATTCCAAGCATGAGCCATCAGCCATTTCGAATGTTTCCACTGGACGCGATCTTTCTTGTAAGCCTGGTTGTTTGTTCAGTGCAGGTGCTGCTGCCTGGCTGAGTTGATTGGCTGTGGCTGTGGCGTCAGCTGCGGCTGCGGGGTCCACTGCGTTTTTAGCAGGATTTGCATTTGGCACAACTTGGGCAGCTTTGGTTATGACATTGTTGCCAACACCGGGTCCACTTGCACCGCCCAACATAGGACCTGCATATGATTTTTGCGTGACTGTGGCATCACCGGCTGGCACACTGACCTTGGCCACTGTGGGTGATGCCAGCTGGCCAGCAGCATAGTTTGGTTGTTGTTGTTTTGTTCCAAACTTGGCCACCCCAAGATCCACCGACTGTGCTTTTGCTGTGGTAGCGCCAGCAGCATTTTTTGTTTGAGATGCCGACATGGGACCTTGATTGTAATCAGTGGTTGTGTCACCAGTGTCTAAATTTTTTGTTTGTTGTACACCCATGAGATTTGGAGACTGTTGAAGGCGTTGTCCTTGGGCATTTGTGGTGTAGGTGTTGAAGTCGTTTCCTTGTTCTTCGTTTAGATCCAATTCACTGTGTGGGAATGCCATGTAACTGTTGCCATTTTCATCACCTGCTCGTATCACAAATACTCCGGCATCATCATCGCCAGACTCATCTTGTCCAATTTCCCAGCCCATTGCTGCCAAGGTATTCTGAGCCTTGGCCATTTGCTGTTCAGTGCCGTTCCACCATTGTGCAGCCAATTGACGCAGGATTTCTTCTTCATCGGGCTCACGATCGTCACCGCCCACTGGTGCAAATTCATCAATTTCTTCTTCAGCTTGGCCACGTTCTACAGCATCCTTGGCTTTGTCTTTAAGGTCTCGACTTATGCTGACTTTCTTTTCCAATCGATCCAAATATGTTGTTAGGTCGCGCTTGACCTTGCTCAGCATGTCTTCCTCAATCTCAGCCATGGCTTCTTCAA